GTTATAATCTGTCTTATGGATTATACAAACGACTACCTAAATTCCACACCTGGATCTACAGGTACCCTTTCATCGGGAATAGCTTACTCGGAAATGTCTGGAACAGGTAATGATCCATATATATTATATACAGAAGACGCGGCATCGGGATATTCAAATGATGTAATGGGCGTCGCAACAGCAAACATAGGTGAAGTGTTAGGTGTAGCAACAGCAAATATTGGAAAAGTCATAGGGGTCTAAAAGTTAATTAACGTTTAGTAAATTTTCTCTTTAATCTTTCATTTCTATATATTTATATTAAAATAAGAGAACAATCGTATGGCAACAAACATTCCAATCTGGCCAGGTACATCATCATTTGCTGCAGGTCAGACACCTTTCGGATTTTATGATACAGATAATGACTTCACATCTTCTGCAGATAACACTGCAATTTGGGCAGCCAGAAGATTGGGATACCCTCTAACTGATATTGAACTGCAGGATATTAATTTTTATACTTGTTTTGAAGAAGCAGTATCTGAATATGGTAGTCAAGTTAATACATTTAATATACGTGATAACATGGTTAACTTATTTGGAGCATCTACTGGTAGTAATTTGACTCAACAAAAGGTTTCTGCAAATTTAGGTGGATTAATAGAACTAGCAGAAGAGTATGGCACTGAAGCCGGTAGTGGAGGTAATGTAACATATTATACAGGATCATTGGCAATGTCTGCAAATCAACAGATATATGATTTAAATGATTCTGGCATTGTTTCGTTAGAGTCAGGAACAGCTGGAACTACTGATATTGAAATAAAAAGGATATATCATGAAGCGCCACCAGCAATTACTAGATTTCATGACCCAATGTTAGGTACCGGATTAGGATCTATGGGCATGATTGATTCGTTTGGTTGGGGTGCATATTCTCCTGGCGTATCATTTATGATGATGCCAATGTATGCAGATGTATTAAGAATGCAAGGAATAGAATTTAATGATCAAATCAGAAAATCAGCATATAGTTTTGAACTAGTAAATGATAGATTAAAAGTATTTCCAATTCCTAATGGAGCTCAGTTCACTAAAATTTGGTTTGATTATATTGTAAAGTCGGATAGGTCGAATCCACTTAAAGGAAAGACTGGAACAATATCAGACTTTTCTAATGTACCATATTTAAATATGATTTATACTACTATTAATGATGTAGGTAAACAATGGATTAGAAAATATTGTTTAGCTCTATGTAAAGAGATGTTAGGATATATTAGAGGTAAATATTCCGCATTACCAATACCTAATGCAGAAATAACATTGAACGGCGCAGACTTAATAGCGGCCGCGCAGACTGAAAAGGAAGGCCTTATAACAGAACTTAAAGAGATACTTGATACAATGTCCCGGCAATCACAATTAGAAAGAAAACAAGCAGAATCGGATGCATTACAAAACCAGATGAATAAAATACCACTTAAAATATATATAGGGTAAACAATGGCATTATTTGGATCAGCGCGTGACGCAAGCTTAATTAGACATATAAATAACGAACTTATTGTCAATTTAATAGATATAGAAATTGAATTATATAAGTTGGTACTAGAGGACACAAGAGAAAATTTATACGGAGAATCAGATCAGAAGAAATATTATAATCCAATTAAGATTCCATGTTTAATACAAAAAGATGAAAAAACAGTCATTGGTGATGATTATGGGATAGATTCAACTAGGACAGGTATATTTGCATTTTCTAGAGATTATCTTAAAGATAGGACTATAATTTTTGAAATCGGCGATGTATTAAATTATGATAATGAATTTTATGAAGTAGATGCAGTACATGGCTCAAATTACTGGGGTGGCAGAAATCCATCTACCGACTTAGGATATACATCTGCAGAGAGATCTGAATTTGGATATAGTGTAGAAGTACGAGTTGAGGCACATATAACACAAAGAAATAAGCTAAATTTAGTAGAAGTTAGAACAGGTGGAATTAACCAAGAATATCAATTACCAAAAAATCTTTAAGATATGTCTAAAATTAGATTAAATAAAACATATAGTTCGTTCTCAAAGGATCAAGTGACAAACCGTGCGAATGAGGTTCGTAGAGATACCGATACTATTAAAACACCGGCATGTACAATATATGATGTCGATTATGCTATTATATCATATCTACGTGATGTAGTACAACCAACAGTCACTGAAGATGGAAATGTAATAGATGTTCCTATCATGTATGCAAATGGGGAGAAATGGAGTGCAGTCCAGAAGCATGGTTATATGAGAGATGCAGCAGGAAAGTTAATGGCACCTCTCATATCAATTAAACGAAATTCGTTGACAGAACGAGATCAATTAAAAAAATTAGACGTCAATCTAAACCCATCTGGAAATGCAATGGTAATGCATAATGCATTTTCTAAGCAGAATAGATATGATAGATTTGGTGTATTGACAAATGCACAAAGATCAAAAGAATATTACATTACAGCAGTACCGGAATTTATTGATGTAACATATGATTTATTATTATGGACTTCATATACCGATCAATTAAATTCCATAATAGAACAAATTATGCCAACAGGAGGATTTGCATGGGGAACTACATGGAAATTCAATACACAAATAGATGATTATTCATTTGAAACAATGAATAACATTGGCGAAGATAGATTAGTAAGAGCAACAATGCCGCTACGTACTCAGGCAACATTATTATTAGAGAGTGAATTAAGAGCCTCTACTGTACAAAAACGCCTCTCTGTCAAGAAAGTTCTATTCAAATCAGAATATTCGTCAGATGAATTTCCAGGTGAGACACAACATGCCCCTCCAGGAGGATATACGTCAATCCGAACCGAGTCAGATTTAATGTCAGACTTAGAAAATACAATTAAAAATAGAGATTAAGCATGCCATTAAATCGACCAGCACTTCAAGCAGCTATATATGCAGCATTTAAAAAACAATCAACAAAGAAGGGCCCGGATAAAGCCAGTGTAGAAACACAGTTAGCACAAGATATTTCCACGGCAATACATATGTTTGTAATGTCAGGAACAGTTTTCACAGGAACAGCCCATTCTGGCTTCGGTCTTGGAGTATCAGCACCACATCCATTTTTGATTCCAGTATTTACAGTAACAGTAGGAACAGGTACAGGTGTAGGAATGGTTGTTTAAGATTAAAGTAGCATATTTATAATTAGAATAAACAAATAATTAAACAGGAAATAGTTATGTCAGAAACAAAAAAATTTACAACCGAAGAACTTAAAGAAGTTCAATCATTGCGAGATAGAATGTCTAAATTAGTTGCCAACTTTGGAGAACTAAAATTAGAACAGATATTGCTAGAATCAAAAGCTGAAAATATTAAAACAGTTGAAGAAACTTTAAATTTAGAATATAGAAATATCCAAGCAAAAGAACTTGAATTAGTTAAAGTATTTAATGAGAAATATGGCAGAGGAACTTTAGATTTAGATTCTGGAACATTTACCCCAGTAAACTAAAGGTTTGAAGCCAAATTAGTATATTTATAGAAAAATAAAAAGAGGAAAACAAAATGGCCGAAAAAATAGTATCGCCTGGTGTATTTACAAGAGAAAGAGATTTATCATTTCTTCCTGCTGGAGTACAAAACATTGGCGCAGCAATAGTTGGACCGACAGTAAAGGGACCTGGATTGGTACCAACCGTTGTATCAACATTCGCAGAGTATAGACAATTATTTGGAGATAGTTTTGAAAGTGGTTCTGGAGCAAGTCTAGGCTATCATTCATACTTAACTTCATTAGCAGCTGAAGAGTATCTGAGACATCACGATACATTAACAGTGGTGAGAGTATTAGCAGGAAGTTATTCAGGCGCAACATCAAATGTAAATTATACTGCAGCAGGAACAGTTAGAGCAACTGGGTCAATTGCAATTATAGGAGCATATGGTACAACTGTTGATGATGAATTCCGAATTATAAATGACGGAACCACGTATAGATTTGTAGCATCTAATCCTTTAGGAGGCCTGCCTGCAGATAGTGGAACCATATATTATGTATCAACTGGCTCAAATGCAACTACATATGTTGCTAACTTAACAGCAAAAATTAATACAATATCAAGTACAGTTGGTGTTATTGCAAATGCAGCCGCAGGAACATTACAATTAACGGCATCGGCATTTGGAACATCAGGAAATGCTATTACAGCCACATCTGGATCAGGAGGTAGTTTTGTAGATGCATATGGTGTAGGTTCATTAGCAATACAAGGTGGTATTTCATCTGCAGATATATCATTTACATTAAATACGATATCTGATGGAGCAATTTTAAATAATACCGCCGGAGGTGAAGGAACTAATAATATATTAGTAGATGGTACAAAAGATAATTTTAGATGGGAAATAGCAAATAGGAATACTTCAAGAGGTACTTTCTCATTATATATTAGAGGAGGCTCTGATACAATTAAGAGAAAAAATCTACTTGAGACATGGAATAATTTATCATTAGATCCTAATTCAACAAATTATATTGCAAAAAGAATTGGTGATTCAAAACTAAATCTAAGAGGATCTGGTACAACTGATCCTTATATCCAAGCATCTGGTTCATATCTTAATAAATCAAAATATGTAAGTGTATCTGTTAATAAGACTACATTGAACTATTTAAATGAAAATGGAGCTATTAGAGATGCATCTGCGACACAATACCTTCCAATAGCATCATCAGGTTCATTTGCAGGAGGAGCTGATGGAAATATACAGCATCCACAAAACTTTAATGATGCAATCAGTGCAACAAATACGCAAGGATATAATGTCGCAAATAATACGCAAGGAAAGTATGCATACGAAGATGCAATTAACTTATTAGGCAACCAGGATGAATATGATATTAACTTATTACTATTACCGGGCATCTGTAGTACATTAGCTGGTCATTCAAGCATTGCCGCTGGCGCAATTCAAATGTGTGAAGATAGAGGTGACTGTTTTGCAATTATTGATCCTGTAGCATTTGGATCAACAATAACTGATGCAGTATCAGAGGCAGAAGCAAGAGATACTAATTATGCAGCCATATATTGGCCTTGGATTCAAGTATCAGATAATTATTCATCGAAAAATGTTTGGGTACCAGCATCTGTTGCAATGGGTGGTGTATATGCATTCAATGATAAAGTATCAGCTGAATGGTTTGCACCTGCAGGATTGAATAGAGGTGGAATTGATAGAGCAATCCAACCAGAAAGAAAATTAACTCATGGTAATAGAGATACATTATATGATTCAAATGTTAATCCATTAGCAACTTTCCCTAATAGTGGTGTTGTTGCATTTGGACAAAAGACATTACAGAAGAAAGCATCTGCATTGGATAGAGTTAACGTTAGAAGATTATTAATCGCAGCTAAGAAATTTATTGCATCAGCAACTAGATATTTAGTATTCGAACAAAATACATCAGAAACTAGAAATAGATTCCTAAGTATTGTTAATCCATACCTAGAAAGTGTACAACAAAGACAAGGTCTTTTTGCATTTAAAGTAGTAATGGATGATTCAAATAATACTCCTGATGTAATTGATAGAAACGAAATGGTTGGGCAATTATTTTTACAACCAACTAGAACAGCTGAATTTATTATTATTGATTTCAATGTGTTACCAACTGGTGCAGCTTTTCCTGAATAATAATTGAATAAAAGATAATAACCGTATATTTATATATAATAAAGAGGAAAAAACAAAATGGCAGATTTACTGAGTCCAAATGAAATCATGTATACCGCATATGAACCAAAGGTAGCAAATAGGTTTATTATGTATATAGAGGGTATACCTGCTTACATAATTAAAGCAGCATCTAGACCATCAATTGACCAAGGTGAGTTGATTCTAGACCATATTAACGTGGAAAGAAAGTTAAAAGGAAAGTCGAGATGGCAGGACATAACGGTGACGTTATATGATCCAGTTGTACCGTCAGGAGCGCAAGCTGTTATGGAATGGGTGAGATTACATCACGAATCAGTAACAGGAAGAGATGGTTATAGTGATTTCTATAAGAAAGACATTGTAATGAATACATTAGGTCCTGTAGGAGATAAGGTTGAGGAATGGACTTTGAAAGGTGCTTTCATTTCATCTGCAACTTTTGGAGATATGGATTGGGCCACAGAGGACGCAATCAATATTGAATTGACTCTCAAGTATGATTATGCAATCCTTCAATTCTAGATCAAATTTATAAAAGTTAAGAAATCCTACCTATACGGTGGGATTTTTTTTTGTCGTACATATTTATATAAAAGTAAAATGTGTTACTAAATTAAAAAGAAGATAAGTTATGCCTAAAAATGTAAACGAAGAATACTCAGGAAAGTCAAAAGCTCCTTCCACAGAAGAATTAAAAGCAAGAGCCATTGCAAATTATGCAGGTGATACTGCAAAAAAGCATGATTTCCCAACAGAAATAATAGATTTACCATCTAGAGGATTATTATATGCAGAAGATAGTGCATTACGGACAGGTAAGGTAGAATTAAAATATATGACTGCAAAGGAAGAGGATATTTTAACTACACAATCATATATTAAACAAGGAGTAGTTTTAGATAAGCTATTCCAGTCATTAATTATAAGTAATGGAGAAGGTGTACGAGTTAAATATAATGAACTTTTATTAGGTGATAAAAATGCAATCATGATTGCGGTAAGAGTATTAGGATATGGAAAAGATTATCCTATTGAAATAGTAAACCCATCTGGTGATAAGCAAAAAGAAGTTGTCGATTTAAGTCAATTACCTGAAAAGGCCATTGATATAGAATTATTCCAAGCTGGAATAAATAGGTTTTCATTTACATTGCCTGCATCAAAAAGAGTATTAGAATTTAAATTCTTAACTCATGGTGATGAACCTAATATAGAATCAGAAATTAAAGCATCTAAGAAATTTGCTAAAGGAATTGATACAACATTATCGACTAGATTAACATATTCAATTGTATCTGTGGATGGTGATGATGATAAGATGAAAATTCGTAAATACGTTCAAAATGAATTACTAGCACTTGATTCAAGAGCATTAAGAACTTATATGCGAGAAATCCAGCCAGATATAGATACTAAACTAGTATTGACGGATAATTCAACTGGTGAGGATTTTGAAGTCGATTTGCCGATCGGTACCGACTTTTTTTGGCCTGGGGCCTAACTATAGGCCCGTTCTGCACGAACAAGTATTTGACCTTGTATATTATGGCAAAGGTGGGTTCAATTGGTCTGATGTATATAACATGCCTGTCTGGTTACGTGTATTCTATACCAACAAGATTGCTAAGATTGTTAAATCACAGAACGAAGAGCAGGAGAAACAGAACAAGAAAGCCGCGGCCAGAAGAAAGTAGTATTCTATACTCATTAATTCCATAGTTCCATATTTATATTAAATATATAAACGGAGTATACCTATGGCAAAATCAAATAAATTAGAAACCAAGCAATTGGAACAGATCAATCATTTAAATGAAGGATTATTTTCGGGTATATGGGTAAAATTACTTGGTCGTAGCCTCAAGAGTAAGATGAAAGATTTCGATAAAGATCCTGGAATGAAATCTGCTCTTGATAATTTAGATAGGGCATTAGATGATACAGAACGCGCCATGGAAATTTCATTTGAACAAATATGGGATTATAAAAAAGATGGGCCTTTACCAAAAGGTCAAAAGGCCATACTGAAGCATCTTCAAAAAATTGGATTTAAAGGATAAAGGAACTAACCTATGTCAGATGATGCTAAACAGCAAGCAAAGTTAAATGCTCTTCTTAGGGAAGAGAAAGACCTTAATGATCAAATACAGCGACAAATAGACACAGGCAACGGTCAATCAGATAAGGCGATCCAACTCCAACAAAACAAAAACACGCTTGTAGGCAAGCAGAATGCCCTCTTAGGAATTACAGTTAAGAATCTTAGTAGTGTTGCATCAGCCATGGGAGATATCCAAGCTGAGGCAGATGATGTACAAAAACTCTATAAAGGGATGGCTGACACTCTTAAGACGGTTGGTGGCAATTCAAAGGCCATATCAGGACACCAATCAAGTATCCAAACCTCCATGATGAGTGCTTTTATGAATACCAAAAAGCAGGAAAAGGTATCATCTCAAATTGAAAAACTTCAGTCCCTAGGCTCTACAAGTTCTCAGAAATATTTGGTTTCAAAACAAGCTGTAATGGCTGTATTAAATCAATCGGCAGCATTATACTCAGATATAGCATCTGTACAGGAAACTGCAGTTCTAAATGAATTGAATAGAGGTAGTGCATTAATGCAATCATTAAATACTAGTTCAGCTCAGGCTAGGCTGGAAGATGCACAATTAGCATTGATGGCCGGAAAACTATCAATGAGCGAGCAAGACTTGGCACTGGCCCAAGCCTCGGTAAATGA